ACTTCTAAGTCTAAGTCATTGACAGTAATGTGGTGAGTATAAGGAACTGACCACTTAAAGTTACCCCAGTCCGATTCTGGAAACCAGTCTAACCATGTCTTTATTGTTGTAGTTCTTAGCTGGGGATTGGTGTTTCGGATAACAGCCCATCGAGATTTCCGAACCCCATCATCATTTGGTTTCTGTTCTAATGCTCTTCGGAATACTTCGACACAGCACCCAACAGATTTACCAGAACCAACTGGACCACGAATACCACGGAAGAAACTATCATCTTTCATAAACCCTTTGAGAACATCCCCATCAGGTTTGTACTTAAAGTCTGTCACCTTTATCTACGCCAGTTCTTATCATTGCTTCTGCAACCTCAGGTCCAATGTTTTCGATGACATTATCTAGCATTTTATTTGTGACGAAAGAAGCTCCATGCTTCTCATCAAAGTATTGAAAGTGTATTTCTTTTACTATGCGTCTTAAATATCTATGCTCTTCTGGTTTGAGGTTGTTTATAAAGCTCATGCAAATCTCCTATAGAGTGCCGTCTTTTTTGCTATTTGCTTTGGTTGAGAAGAAAATTGTTTCCCTTTCTTCTTTGCTTTTCTTTTCTCTGCTGTAGTTCGTGCGTACTCTTCTGCTGACAGAGCTTGGATTGCTTTCTTTGGTAGATATCTTTCCCCAGTCTCTGAAGACTTCTTGCCACTTTTGGTTTGCCAATCTTGTTCTCCCCAAGCTTTTAAACTTCTCTGTGATTTCTTCATGGTATAAGTTTCCATAAAGCATGTGGATGTTGAAGTTTAATTTTTTGTTTTTGTTTTGGAATATCTGGTTTTGGCATATCTATATTAAAAATATCTTGTGAAGCACCCCCCATACGAACTCTAAATAAATTCTTTTTCTGGTTTTTAAGAATTTGTTTATCTATCTTTTTTTCAGACGGACGCATCTTATAGGTAAAATTTTCTTTTATACCCATCATGTCTTTGCGAAAATCAATATCTCTTTTGATATTTTGAATAAGGCTTTTCTTCTTTGCTTTTTCTTTTTGCCTTTTTCTTCTATCGCGTTGGATTTGTCTTTTAGATTTACCAAGTATTCTTTGAAGCAATTCCATTAGGTATAACCACCACCTTTTGCCTTATACTGCTTTGCTAACAACTGCGCCTTTCGAGCAGACCATTTACCAGCGGCTGTGCCTTGAACATTCGCCGCTTTGATTCGATTGAACAAGGCTTTACGCATCTTTGGTTTGGTATAGTTACCAGCCGCGTTAACTGCCATTCATCTTCCCCTTGTCATACAAAGGTTTCTTTTTCTTCATCTTAGATTTCATAATTTTTTTCTTAAGAAATTCAGGTAAAGTTTTTTGTTTATCAGTAAGTCCAGGCATTATTTCTTTTTCCTTTTCATGTTTAAGAAAGCTCTCAAAGTATTCTTTTTTATCTTGCCAGCTTTCTGCGCTTTGTCAATTTCATCTTGAGTAACGGCGGCATAAGACTTTCCTCTCCAAGTAAAGTTCATACCTTTACCAGCTTTCCTATCTTTTAAGCCTTGTCTAAACGCTTCTTTAAATGTCATGTCACTCTTGCCAGAGGTTGTAGAAGAAGTACCAGTTCTAGACTTCTGACTGTCAGACATCGCCGCTTTAGACCTTCGTACAGCTCCTCTCTTCTGAGCATCTGACATAGTAGATGTTGCTCTCCTAGTTCTTCTCTGTGCATCAGACATTGTAGATGAAGCTCTGTTGAGCGTACTTCTCTTTTGCTTATCACTCATAGAATCAGAAGCATCCATCTTATTTGCTTTTTGAGCATCAGGCATAGAACTCTTTGCTTTTCTTACCTGAGATAATTTTTTACCAGCATCTGATTTAGATGACTTAGCTACCTCAGTCATTCTCTTTGTTCTCTCAGCAGAACCAGATAAAGTTCTTACAGCTTGTTTATCTACTTCTCCCTCGCCGGAATAACGTCTTTTCATCTCTTTGCCAATACCACCACTTTCTCTGCTGGTCTTTAGCCTTGCTTTTATCTCAGCCCTCTTTGCATCTTTGCTTCTCTTTGGAGTCCCATCCTTATTGTGGGTCTTACCATATTTCTTATCCCAAGCTTTTGCCGCCCTTCTCGATGCAGTATAATTTTTGTGATAGGTTATCTTAGGTCTTGGTGGCGCTTTGCCACTCTTTTTAAACTCTGCAGTTTTTTCTTCAGCCATTTGATTCTCCTTTGGTTCTGGATTTTCACCCTACTTTTTTCTTTGAACTCTTAGCCTTATTACGCTTACTAATAGCTTTTGCTTTTGCTCGAGCATCAGCCTTACTACTTGCTCCCCATGCCCTTAGACTTAGAAGAAGTCTTGTTGGTTTTCCGTCCTTGTACTCTGGACCTTTTGCGTTCCCCATCCTTGCTAGGAAGCTTGCTCTTCGAGGATTGTCTCCTGACTTTACTGGTGCTTTGAGATTCATTCCCTGTTTTCGAGCTGACGCTCTTCCTGCCGCGTTTAGCCCTCCCTTTGGGTTCTTTCCTCCCTTGCGTTGCCACAGTGGTGTCTTCGCCATGAACAATCTCCTTTTCAGAAAGACTATCTACGTTCTGTTTTGTTTGCAATAACTTTTTAAGTAGACCAGCCATCATTACACCAACTCTCATGTTGAAACTCCTTTTTTGAAAAATAATGTCAGGGCAAGACCATCGCATCGACATGCCTGTGCAGTTTTTGACCCCCCATGGGGTCATAACTGCTGTCAACCCTGTCGTATATATATCTGTGTAGTTGTACGCTCTGCAAGCATCGCAGACAACTACGCTTGTATGGTATACAGAGAAGCATCAGGATAAGTCAATCTTTACATTGACATTACCTACATGACTATGCATCACCTTGTCAGGCGCTCGAAAGCCAGCTCTATCGAGCAAGTCTTTACTCGCTTCAAGGCTCACATACTCACTCTTCGCGTTACCGCTCAGAGTTACAATCCTACTCAATGCTTTCGTAGCATGCACAGACATGCTGTCAGCTATCGCTGTCATCATGTACTGTTGCACATGTGGTGTCTTCAAAGCCTTGCTGGCACTTACTCTTCCAGCTTCGCCGTCAGAGTATCCAGCAATCTTTGCACAGTTCTTTATCGAATCGCCAGTTGCTACTAACGTATCAACCAGCTTCTTCTGTTTCTCGGTTAGCTTTACAAGTGTCATGCTTCGATTGTTGCCAATCTTCAGCACACTTGTCAATATGTTAATTGTGCCACATGGCACATTTCTCTGGGCGCTAATCATGGCTGTCGTAAATCAAGCCCTCTCGATGGAGAGGTCTTGACCCTTCGGGCTTCCATCCAAAGCGCTCAATCTACATGCTGACGCATGCAAGCTATCTGCTCTGTGCTACATTCTCTGCGAAGTTCCTTGCGTTCGTCAGTCGCTCCTCCGCACTATCACTTCACTACGGCAAGCAGTCGCTTGCTCTACGTTTCGTGTAGCTTGGTCGCTACCTTCCTCACTCCAGTCACCTCGAGTACGCACAGAGGACACACACACACGAGTTCCCATTTTACAAGATTGCTCGCTTAACGCTCTGCTACGAGCAACTTCATGCAAGACTACCCTTTCGGCGTAGCTCAAGGGTAGCCACAAGAACATTGCCTACCAGCCAGTCATTCGGACAAGCCGAATAACGATGTCTGCTAGTCTATGAGCTTGTGGTGTAATCTTGCATTGGGCAAACATAGTCGCCACGCTCACGCGTCTCCTTGTTTGGTAGCGGACGAATCGAATAAAGATAGTAAAAAACAGGGCTTAGCCGTTTTATGTCCTCGTCTGCGCACCAGCTTGCTGGTGCTTGTCTCCTCGTAAAACGCTGTTTTTCACTATCTTTACCAGCAGACCTTGTCTGCTTTTCGAGTTCGCCCTTGCTTACCTAAAACTGTTAAAGGGAACTCGTATGTATGAGTTCTGTAATATAACTTAAAAAAGGAGTCTATCATGGACATCAAAACTAAAATCGACAAAGTAATCAGTACATATCGTATCACAGAAGACCACATGGATAACACATGGTCGAACATGCAGAAGGCACTCGACAAGAAGTCGACTGCCAATGTCTACGCTTCGCTTGACCCTCAGTTGGCTATGCTGAAGGTACTTGAGTACCTCATGGGAGATGGCAACATCTTTCATCCCTATGAGATGTACTTCAATATCGATGCAAGCGAGCATCGATACCAGAAGCAAGTCGGAACGACAGCTTCTGGGGAGAAGATAATGGAGGACTCAGATGAAGTTGTCCCAACAGGACAACTTGGAACACTCCGCTTCATCCAACCAATCCTTGAGTCTTTTCACAAAAAGACTCGCGATGGCAAAGACAACTCTGCCATCGCACAGACCTTAAAGGTTGCTGGATACCAGCAAGCTAAAGCTCTACGAGATGCGTCACTTGCCAACAAAGGAGCTGGTACTCGTGACAACGATTGCATCGAGCATGAC